CATTCCCATCCCGATCCACTACGAAGCGGTTCAGAGGATATACCTTAAGGCCATGCTTACTCATAAAGACAAGAGCGTTGCCAGCAACAACCAAATGAAGCAGTGCTTGATGTACTGCTACTCGGTCATCTGATGCCGAGATAGATTCCAGAATGATTCGCTCTACCTTTGCAAAAGATAGATCAAGTTCTGATTTCATCTCAGGTGGGAAATCCTCACCCAGTTGGCTCTCGTCTAGTTGTAGTTTGAAGAAGCTTGTTTGTACAGGAAGTAGTCCTAACATCAATTTACTTGCCAATGTCACGCAGGCTTTAGCGCCTACTGATTGGTAAGGAGTTTTTAAATGTTTCATTCCTGCCATGCTTTCTTCATGACCACGGATTAAGTATGGCAAGGTAAGCTCTGATGCTTGCCTAGCTTCATCTAAGAATTGAGAACGATCGCTTGCTAAATAGTCGTACCTAGTGCGTGCGTGCATTTTATTAGATGTTTAATGATTTGTCTTTGATACCTTTGATTCGCAAACCAGATCTTCCGAATGTTCCTTTAATACCTTGTCGTGTAAGAGCAGCTCTCTCCTGTGTATATCCACTTGTCTTTACACCAACTGATGGCAACTGTCGATTACTCATGGTTTCAGATAACGAGTTCCTCAACGACGCCATATTGTTGTCATACTTCTCTGTTTGAGCTGCCATGTTTGCATCAAATGTACTTTGCTGATTACCTAGTAATTTGTTAAAGTTAGTTGACTGATTTTTTAATGACTTTGCGTAGTTAGCTTGATTACTTTTTAACTGACCTTGCAAGCCAGTCAATGACTTGCTTAGCTTAGCAATTTGTTTGTCATATGCTGAAGTGTCAAATTTCACGGGTTTTGCTTTGGTTTTTAAATTTTTGGCTTTGTAATTACCAGTCGGTTTTGGCTTTGCTGGTGCTTTCTTTTTTTTTGGTGCTGCTTGTTGTCCGGGTAGTTTATAGATATTAATAGGTGCCTTGCCCGGAATTGTTCTATAAGAATCCTTACCGCCACCCCATCTACCATACCTAGATTTTGTTCCTTTAATGGTATAGACCTTTTTAGATCCACCAATAGCACCGCTTGTAGAGTAACCTTGTTTTAGAACTGGCATGCCGTCCTGAAAATTATAATATTTATCAGGATATTTACTCTTGAAGCTCTGATAAAAAGCTTGTGAGATTCCCATTAGTTGTCCTCCATATAATTTCTGATCCACTCAACTACACTGCGTTGACCAGACCTGTACATAATCTTTTCCATACTATCTTCTGGTGTAGGGTTAGTTGGTGGAAATGTTTCTTCTAATTGATGCTCTAAACCACGGGCTTGCACGCCCATTGTTTCAAGCGTACTGAGGTAAGTTGACATTAGAATGCTCAAAGAATGCTGGAACTCGTGCTGCCTTAGTAAAGGAAAGCTCAGGAGCTTTACCCTCATACATCAAGCGATCACTGGAATCCAGCCAAAATTTTCTGTCTAAATATTTATCGGCATTGCTTCCTAGTGGTTGCATTACCCAACTGATAGTTGCCTTGCGGAGTTTATCAAGAGAAGGACTGACAGTAAGCCCCAGCTCCCGACAAACAATGCTATTGGCAGCAACGTGAATTTGTTCATCTCTACTTATATCAGCGCTTACTGTCCGCATTCCTGCGTCACCATTAGCGCGAAAGAATGGTAAAAGAACGAAGAAGATTGCACGCTCGGCAACCATCGCTTTGAGGATCGTATGATCTGGATGCGAAGTCCAAGCTTCCCTGAGCCGGAGAGCTTCCGATTCAGCTTTTTCATTAACCCCGTAAGCATTGGCAATGTAACCAAGTGCCAGGTCGTGGTTTTCTTCGTCTGTAACATTGGATTCCAATAACTCCCGCGATAGTGCTGGTACGTCGGTATCCAATGCATCACGGATAAAATCTCCCACAGGTAGTTCCATATGTCTCAACGCAAGAGCACGGTGTACCGCTTCTTCCGCCCCTGCCTTGCATGATCCGGCAGTGGTTTGGACTGGCGTCCATTTTCTTTTTCTGTTCAGTAGTTTTTGATAAGGATCTTGTCTCATTCTTGGCAATCACATGTAAGTTCTTCATTGTTAAAAAGTTCCTCTAGATAGTTGTCTACATCTTCTGCATCTAGTGCAGCATATGCATCAGTCTTATCTTGAGTGTCTCCCATTACTTGTAATGAGTAATAGAGAGATGTTTGCGGAGACCTTAGCCACTCTTCCACGAACGCATTGTCGTAGGTCACTACATCACTCCAAGAGTTGAAGCTATAACCGTGAAGAAGTCCTGTGCGATTGAGCATCGTCATGATGCCATCCGCAACTCTTTTATAATTATCCCAGCCTACTTCTGATGCAATCTCTACGTCACCGTAGTTATAAGTTTGTACTCCGAAAGTACCTGAGTCGCGATCGACTGTCTGCGAGATAGGTGGAGCGATTTCTGGTGTGCAAGTATTGCCATCCAGATCCACGCTTCTATAACTGCAACTGGCGGTTGGAGCGATAGCAAAGGCTCGAACCATATTATTGTGCCGAGCGACTGCGGCTGCTTGGTTAATTCCTGAAGCAATTTGAGAGACAAGTTCATAAGCGGCAGAGTGTATTGTTTTATTGTTTGAGTTGTATTGATCTAACGCTTCACCAAACTGTCCGTAAGTTACTCCGTACCTTCGTAAGAGATTGGCAAGTCCAAGCATTCCGAGTCCGACCTGTCGATCCGTCTCACTGGAGAGATACTCTCCTGAATCGCCAACGCCAGTTCTGCCATGTAATGAACACAATTCTTGCATGCCTTCAAAGAAAGCCCTTGGAATGTTGTCAAATTCACAGGCACCGAGATTGACATGCTGTAAGAGGCAGGTTCCTCGGCTTGGCAAGTACACCTCAAGACATACGTTGCCTCTAATTCTGTTTCCTTCATTGTCATACTTAACTTTGTTTAGCCAAATGTCGCCTGATTTGATTCCATGTAATAGCTCTTCCTTAAACGTACAATCCTGCCACCATTCTTCGGTGATGTTGATGCATCGTTTGACCCAAGGTAGTTCCGCTCTAGGAGTACTAATAAAGTCAAGAGCATCAGGGTGATTGAGCGAAATATGGAGAACAATCGCACCATTTTTGTACACACCACCTCTACGAAGTATTTCATTTAAGGTGCTATAAATTTTACCGAAACTTACAGGGCCTGATGCTGTAACACCTGACTCACGTACATAACCTTTAGGGTCAAGCTTGTCTAAGTGGATAGCACAACCTGCACCATATCTAAGAGCATGTGATGCAAATCTCCAGCTGGCTTCAATACCATTAGGCCCCTCCATTTCATTTTCTACCTCCATAACCGTGCAAGATACGGGTAAGCGGCCTGTTGGATCATCAATCCATGATTGAACCCGTCCTGTGCGGGAGATTAAATTCGTCATTTGTCTGTTAAATCTTTTAAGTTTGGTGGTGCATAGCCTGGTCCCTTCAAGACCTTTCCATCTGCTCTGTAAATAGGTTTTCCGTCTTCTCCTAGCTTTGACATATTTGATCTATGTACTCTTCGCATAGCTTCGTCTAGATCCCATTCTTGTGATGCAGCCATTTGGAAGCAGACATACACCAAGTCTGCTAGCTCTTTTAATTGATCACACTCATCTTCAAAATGAAATGCTTCGTGAAACTCTGACCATTCCTCATCAATCAAAGCTTTTTGAGTCTGCTTCTGATTCCCACTCGTCGTAAGATTGTAAGCTGCTCGGAATTCCTCCGCTTGATCCATCAAGGTTTGGCATGTCGAATAAGGTGTTGTCAAGTTCGTTCTGTAAGTAGTGGATTGCTTTTTCTAAATCTGATACCTTGCTGATTTTGTATCCAGCTCGGCAGATGTACTTCACAGCACAGCCAAGATGGTAGTTAAGTTGCTGATCTCTTATGAAGTCCCAGCATTCGATGGTGCCTCGGGTGTAGTAGGCAGGTGATTGGGCCATTTTTTTACTAAGTTAGATACGGTATTAGCTAAGGCAAAGTTCTGACGTTGTAACGCCATGAATAAAGTAATGATGTCTTCCTTGTCAGCTTTTGGTAGCAAGTCTTCAAGCCTTCTAAGCTTAAATGATTGCTCCACTGTCGGCTCGATAATCGGCGGCGGGGGTCCAAGGAATGACGGTATGTTCGATTGGGTCATAGTCGTTACAGGTAAGGATCTTTGCTAGTCGTGCATTCATTAAGGCATCGTCTTCTGTTAAGTCTTTGTCTTCAAATGCTTTGACTACTGTTTTCCATGTGTATCCATGCTCTTCAAACAATGCAACTGCCCGCTTGATTCCTATCCCAGGTACGCCGGAGTATCCATCAGTCTGGTCACCAGCTAATGTCTGAATCAGATGCCACTTAGCTCCTTCAATAGGATCTATGGTGGTCAACTCTTTCATGTCATATAGTTTGCCAGGTATCTGTCGAAGATCTTTGTCAGGACTACAAACAATGTTACCAGTATGAGCTGTAGCATAAATGCCGAGAGCATCATCTGCTTCCAACGTTGGTAGTTTGATGACTTCATAACGCTTACCTAGTTCTGTGATAACTCTTTTGTAGCCACAGGGCTTCTTACGATTTCGATGTCCCTTGTAATCGGGATAAATTTTCTTCCTAAAATTCTCAGAGTCACTAAAGAATAGAATTAGTTGTGGTACGTCCCATATAAATTCATTCTTGATTTTAGTTAGGTCACGTTCAACATTCTTTAGTGCTTCAGAGAACCGACTGACTACAGTGATTACATCATCACCCCAATCAAGATCTTCTTCTGCTCCTGCACAGCTTTTATAAACTGTGTAGTCAGCATCAATGAGTGCTTTCATCAATGCACCTCTGACCAGTCCTTACCTTGTTTCGCTTCGGATTCAATTGGGACACGTAACTTGTAGTACTCTCCAGCTGCGAGACTGCTAAATACCAGGGATGCTGATAAGTCTTCTGCGTGTTCTGGGGTACATTCGTATTGCAATTCGTCATGTATAAATGCGAGTTGTGATGCACACAACCCTGTTTGTTTAATAGTTTGGTTTGTTATCACCATCCACCGCTTTGCAATTACTGCGGCTGATGACTGCAAGAGCATATTCAATGCCTTGTGTGGGCTGTCAACTTTGATGTGCCGTCCATCAATTGATTTGATGTAGCCTTTTTTACTCGCCTCTTTAATGGCTTCAAGTAACTCTGACAGGCCATCAATACCTTCAACAAATGCCTCTCTGATTTCCTTGCCTTTCTTCTTAGCTTGTGATTCGCTTAGAAGGGGATCGTAGGAAGTACCGATTTTTTGGTTACCTGCTCCATAGATGAAGGCGTAGGTAATTGTTTTGATAGCTCTACGACTGACTCCAACCTTGTCTGCATTGACTTGATGTATGTCACCGTTGAGGAGAGTTTCGGTAAAAGTATTGCTGTACCTACCAAGATAGTGGCCGAGCATCCTAAGTTCAATCCCAGAAAGATCGGCACCAACCATGATCTGACCCGGCGTTGCTGTGAACAGTTTTCTGAATTCTTCATCTGATTTGCATTGGGCTAAATTTGGATTTCTATGCGCACATCTATGCGTTACTGTTGCAACTGAGCAATGATGATGTATACGATTAGCAGTCGTACATAGCTTGAGCCATGCGTTGGTGCCTTCGGAGATCATCCCCAAGCTCTTCGTAATATCGAGACATTTCAGAAACTCCAAAGCAATCGATGGCCCACCTGATGCAGCCATCTCCCTCAATACAGTCTCGTCGATAATCGGCTTCCCAGTAGTTGTCAACTGGGTTGGCTTCCAACCATGATGCGTCTGTAATATCCATGAAATGTGATCGCGAGATTGTGGATTTAGTTCTTTGAGGCGTGTGAATGGAGCACCTTCGACATAGCCTTGGGTCCGATTATTTCGTTTAGGAGTAAATATTGATCCCGCAACGAAAGGATACCGGTCAAGTAATAGTTGGTGAGTTTCTTCAAGTTGTTTTCTGAGAGACGATGCAAGTTGCCATGCAGCGCGTTCATCAAAATGCCATCCATGTAATTCTTGTTGAGTTAATATCCGAGCAACGTCGTGCTCTAGCTTGACCCACTCAGGTATTTGTGGAAGTGGTCGCATAATTTGGTGGTTACTTTTACATCTTGTGCGCAGTAGGTTTCCATCTCTGGAGACCATTCCTGCCAGTCCGTGCTTTTGCCGAATTCACCTTTGTATTCACCCAGACGATGGCCGTAGCTTTCTAAAGAATGTCTGCCATACAACGGAAGCGGCATGTATTCCAAGTTGCGCTTCTTATCTATCTCCATCATGTCTGTGTGATACAGGCGTGACAAAAGAAGTGTGTCTAGTACAAGTGCCTGTGGGTTAAACCATGAATACATTTTCTGTATTACAGGCAGGTCGTAGCCAATGATGTTATGGCCAACCAATACATCAGCATCTTCCAGCCTTTGTACTCCCCGAACAATAGGTTCTTTATTACCTTCATTGTTGTAGATGACTGTTGTATCAACCGTGCTGTCATAAATAACAAGGCAGTGGATCTTGGTAACATCATCAAGTAAACCGTCAGTCTCCAGATCGAATACGAGCATTAGTCCATTGGTATGTTTTATCTACAAACTGTGCTTTCTTAATTGCTTCAGGTGTAGGTGGGTTAGGTTTAAAAATCTGACGTTGCGTCAAATTCTGCTGTTGCTGCTGTTTCATTAAATTTACAAGTTTCTAAGTCGTATGTCAGTTGGCAAGCTTCACCAACTTCGCCTGAATAGCGATTTTTAAGGACTCGCACTGTCGTAGCATTTCGTTCAGATCCGCTCTGTTGATCTCTTTCGAGTGCAATAACTGCGTCGCTAAGTTGACCAATGCTCCTACTTCCGCGCAAGCTTCTGAGCTGTACCCTTCCGCCTTCTTCATGTGATTGTCCGTTAGGTGGTGTGGTTGTGTGACATACAAGGAATAAT